GCTCCTCTTGTAATTGATACAACTATAAATATTAGTATTCAACGAAAACAAAGCGTTAAGGAAGAAAGAAAATATAGATGTAACTGCTGTGGTAATTCATGGGATGTTCAAAAGAATCATTACAGTATGTCTAGATCCATAATGTTTCAAAGCAATAATGGATACATAAATGTATGTAATGATTGTCGAGATGCTTATTATTATCAATTAATTGATTTGTATTCAGGAAGTGAGGAAAAGGCAATTGAACATATGTGTAAGCAGTTTGGGTGGTTGTTCAACATTGATGCACTAGAAGCCTCTCGGCAAGTATCAGCTGACAGATCAAGGATTTCACATTATCTAGCGAAGAAGAACTTGCCTCAAACTACACAATATGGTTATACAGACATCGATACATTAAAAAACGATTATTTAAATAGAAAAGATAATATTATCGAATCTAAAGAACATCTAGAACTACTAAAGTCTACTGGTTCAACATATTCCACCGAAGCTTCAGTCGAAAGATGGGGGGTTGGTATATTCTCTGATGAAGATTATAAAGTACTAGATGATCATTACAAAATGCTAAAGAAAGCAAACCCAAACTGTGATAGTAACCAAGAAATCTTCATTAAATCATTGTGTCATCTAAATTTGCTTCAAATGAAAGCATTAAAAGATAATAATACCAAGGGTTATATAGAAGCAAACTCTGAATATGCAAAAACATTTAAACATGCTGGTTTGAAAACTATTCAAGATACAGATAAAAATGCTGATGATTGTTGGGGAATTTTTATGGAGCAGATAAGTCAGTTCACTCCAGAAGAATACTATAGAGATAAAACATTATATAAAGATTTTGATGGAATTGGTGAAATGTTTACAAGATTCGTATTAAGACCTTTACGAAACTTATTATGCAAAACCAATGAAAGAGATCGGGAATATAATGTAGAGGACGTTGATAATGAGTAAATATGCTGATAAATATCAGGATACTCTGCATACTAAGTTCCCAAATAGTCACTTTTTATCAAAAAAAAATAATTTAGATAATACTTTGTTATGGACTACTTTTTACAGGCGAAATCTACATAGATTTGCATTAGATTATCTTGGATTAAAGCTTCATTTTTATCAAATAGTTATCTTATATTTTATGGGCATATCTCAATTCATAGCTATCGTGGCCTCTAGAGCCGCAGCAAAATCATTTATTATTGCTATATATTCATGCTGTAGATGTATTACAAGACCATACACACAAATAGTTATTGGCTCTGCTACCAAGAAACAAGCTCGCTTGATTATTAGAGCAAAAATAGAGAAGGAGCTTATGGCTTGGTCTCCTATGTTGCGCAAGGAAGTCTTATCAATAAAAGATAATGGAAATGAAACGGAATTAACATTTAGAAATCACAGTTCAATTATAGTATGTGTTGCAAATGACAATGCTAGAGGTATAAGATCACAAGGACTTGTCAGAGAAGAATTTCGAATGATTGATAAATATGTAGATGATTCTGTAATGTCTCCATTCCAAACGGTAAGACAAGCTCCTTATATGTTAGATGACTTTTATAAAAGTAATGATGATTTGAAAGAAGAGCCAGTAGACATCTATATCTCGTCTTCATGGTATGATAATGGACACTGGATGTGGAAACTTATAGATGATTCATCAAAGGATATGTTAAACGGGATACCTAGCACTGTATTAGCTTTTGATGAAAGTATAATCCTAAAAAGTGGCATAAAAACCAAAAGACAATTAAAACAAGAAAAAAAGAAACAAGATCCATTAACTTGGAGACTAGAGTTCCTCAACGAGAGAATTGTTGAGAACACTTCTGCTTTCTTTACATATTCAATGCTTATTGGTAGCCAAAAGTCAAAACAAGTTTTTTATCCTAGACGTACAATTGATGTTAGGACTGGTAAAAAAAATAAGTACGCTATACCAAAACAAGATGGAGAAATAAGGGTTGTTTCGTGTGATATAGCATTTGTTGAAAACAAAGTTAATGATAATTCCATTTTTACATGTATTCGAGGGATATCTGAAACTATGTCATATCAGAATGATAATTCTGAAGTTGAAATTAAACAAGGATATAGAAGATCCTATCCGTATATTGAATCTGTTCAAGGTGGGGACACTGGTAGACAAGCCTTAAGAATAAGGCAATTGTATGAAGATTTTGAAGCTGATTACATTGTTTTAGATTGTAGAAATGGTGGAATTGCAATTTTATATGCACTAAGTAAAGTTATGTATGATGAAGAAAGAGGAATTGAATATCCTCCTCTGAAATGTATGAACAATGAAACTTACGCAAATGCAATAAAAAACCAAAATGCAAAGGAAGTCATATATGCAATCAATGCGACCCAACAACTAAATAGTGATATAGCTTATTCATTCAGAAAATCATTAGTTGAACATAAAATAGACTTATTAGTGAAACATAGTGATGCCCTTGATGAAATATTGCCAAAAGTATCAGAATATCAAAATGAAACTGACTTAGACGGACAATTATTTTATGAAAAACCATTTTTAGAAACTCAAGCATTGATAAGTGAAACAGCCGATTTAGTTTACGAAAAAGCACCACAAACTGGTGTTATCAAAATTTTTGAGCAAGGGAATAATAGAAAAGATAGATATACTAGCGCGAGTTATGGCAATTACTTTATTGATCAACTAGAACTAGATTTACTTTCTGATTCATCAGATTATGATTATTGTACTTTTATTAATTAAGGAGGTGATATATAATTGTCAGAATTAAATAATGAGCATAAAAAAAGAGGACGCCCGCCTAAAAAACAAGATAGTAACGCAAATGAAGAACAGCATAATAGTTCATCTTATGAAGTAAATTCATATTCTGCTATTATGTCGAATATTTTTGATTCAAGCTTCTTTAATCAATATAACATCAATGATGTAACAAACTATGTAAAAAGTCCAATGTTTTACAATGAAGAAATAAGAAAACTTTCGTGGTTTGCTTATAATTCTTCTGGTATTGTTACAAATACTATAGATTATATGATAGCTATGCCAACGCTGGATAAGGTGATCATAAAAAAGGGTAAAAATAAAACTAAATCAAATAAAAATAAAGAAAAAATGCTACTAGCGTTAGATCTTATAAGACATAAAGAATTTATACGGGATTGCCTATTCTCTTCTGCTATCGAAGGAATGGTCATTTATTATTGTGAAACTGCTGAAATACCCAAGAATAAAATTCCAAAAACTATGTCTGATTACGAAGTTACTTCTATAACTGAAATTAATGAGGTAGATGAACTGTGTTCTTTAGATATGAATGTATCAATGGTTTCACTTCCACTAAGTCATTGTCAAATAGTTAGAGTGAAAAATTCGTCTTATGTAGTTGCCTTTAATTTGAATTACTTTACAAATGGAGAAGGAGAAACTGAAGAAAAAAAATTATTGAAGTATCCAAAAGAAATACGCGATGGATTCAATAACTGGAAAACTAATTCATCATCAAACGCGTGGTTGGTATTAGATAGTACAAGAACTATCGTACATAAAATAAGATCAAAAAAAAATGAGAAATATGGAAGACCTCTTGTTTTAGCAGCTCTTAATAACATTCTATACTCTGATTATTTTACAGAGACCAAAAGAAACATTCTAAATTCTTTGAATAATCGTATTTATTATCAGACATTCCCAGAAGGTAAAGAAAAAGGTACTAGTGCATTAACTAAAAAACAACAGGAAGATCAACATGCCGCTGTTAAAGGAGCTATATTAAGTAAATCCAATACAAATGGAACAAGCTTCTTCTCTGTTGCTGCTGGAACTAAAATTGAAGATATTAAGGTTGATACTACTATTTTCGACGAAAAGAATGAAGGTGGATTAAATGATAATATTGCTACAGATTTGGGTTTTGGTGCTAGTTTATTAAATGCGTCTAGTAGTGGTAATTATTCTAGTCAGCAAAATAATTTAGAGTTAATCTGTGCAGAAGTATTTACATGGATTGAATCCATTACATGTGAGTTAAATAAAGTATTAAATGCGCATGTACTCAAAGATGAAATCAATAAAGTTGAAGTGTACTATCTCCCAACTACTCATGTAAATAGAGATAGTTTCTTTGGTTATATGAAAGATTTATATATGTCATGTAAGGGGAGTTTACAGGCAGTTATAGCATCAACTGGCTTTGATGTACAAGCCTATATGGCTCTTATGAATGAAGAATTAGATGAAGATTGGGAAAATAAATATCCAGTTCATGCTACTAGTTTTACAATGTCAGGAAAGGATACTGAAGGTACGGATAAAGATCAAAGTGCCGGACGTCCAGCATCTAATAGTAAAAATGAAAAAACTATGGCGACTAAAACATCTGGAGGCAACCAGCAACCAAAATCTTCAACTAAATAATATCAAGAACTAAGAGCATATTACAACGCTCTTTTTCTATATAGAAATAAATGCTCTAGGAAAGCGGGGGAATTATGAATGGAATATTAGAGCGATTCAATGCAAGGTTTTATGAGGTTTCAAACCAGAAATCTAAAGGTGGCAAAAGAGAAATACTGTTAGTACTACATGAAATAATGCCAGATAACAGTGTTTATCAAGATAATGGTATATCTTGGTATGAAGAATTTGTTCTTAATTCTCTAGATTCGCTTAAAGGCGCTCCATTAGCAGTTGAATTTATTGATAATCAAAAAAAAGAAATATGGGGTCATGGCATGACGGATGAGGTAGATACCGAAAACGGAAGGATGCCCGTATTTGAAAATTCAGAAGTAGTTGGAAGTTTTATAGATGGATATATTGATGATATAGAGATTGATAAAACAGTAAAACGAGTTTTGATTGGTAGAGCATATATATATGAGCAAAGATATAAGAATCTAGTGGACTGGCTTATTGTAAATGTCCCTCTAGGAAATGTTAAGGGAAGCGTTGAGATTACTGGATTGCCAGAAAACCAAAATCAAATCATATATAAA